AAAAAACAGATATTTTTGGCTTTAAACCAATCAGCAAAAGATGCATATAAAGCAGGACAAAAAACAATGGAGTGTGGATGCTATGAGATATCTGATGCCACCACTTATGAAGAATGGTTATATGAAAAATTTAAAGAACAATAAAAATGGGAAAAATAATATTAGAGTTTGACTCTGTAGAAGAACAAGATGATGTGAGAGCAGCATTAGATGGATATAAATGGAAGTTAGCTATGTGGGACTTAGACCAACTGCTTAGAGGCACAACAAAACATGGAGCAAGTATGCTTGATAAATCAAAAGAAGCGACTGAAGAAGAGTTTGCTGTTGCAGAAAAAATACGTAATGAAATAAGAAATATATTAAATGACTACAATTTAAACTTAGATGATTAATATATTATCAAACATTATACTTGGGGTTTGGATACTTTTTATGGTATGGTTAATTTATTTTTGGACTAAAGATACAAAGCAATCAATAAAAAATAATAAGAAACTACAGGAATGAGGTCGATATTAATACTTGATGCTTTTATAACTGACGACGAGGATGAAAAACTTTTAAACAACTTCCTCGACTCATCAAAAAGTTTTGGTGATGATGTATTGTTAATGACCAATACTAAGATTTCCAAAGAAACACAAGATAAAGTAGATTTTCTTTTTTACGATAAAAAAAATCAACTTTTTAAAGAAAAGTACGATAATTATGAATACGTTAATTATTATACAAACTACACCAACTTTAATATCTATAATTGGTTTCAACACACACAACCACATGGTTTATCTGTTCTGATTAGTTTATTTCGCTCAGTAAAAATTGCCAAAAATTTGGGTTACACTCATTTTTACAAAATGGAATATGATGCGTTATTAGGTGAAGCAACTAAAAATAAAATTAAAGTGTTAAACGATTCTTGTTTGAATGACAATAAAAAAGGAGTTTTTTTTATTACAAAAAATGAGAATTATACTGGTATGGATGTTCATTATTTTTTCTGTGAGATTGATTATTTTTTAAATAATTTTTGGAATATTTCATGTGAACAGGATTATATTAATTTTTTACAAATAGAAAAAAACAATAAAGATTTTCTTATTATGGAAAGATTTATGTTTGAAAATATGGAAAAGTTAGATTCTAATAGTATTGAAATTAAAGATAATTTTGTGTCATATTTTTCAGATACACATTGGAATTCAAAAGCTACTCAAGTATATCTTGATAAAAAATATAAAGAATGTTATACTAAATTTTACATTAATGAAGATAATCCTAATCAGATTAGTATATTTAGTAATAACCTTAAAAGTACTCCCACATTTAGAAATATTGTCATTAAATTTAGTGATGGGACAGAAACTGAAATTGTTCAATATTTTGCAGTATATGGGATTTGGCATTTACATTCTTTTGAAAATAAAATAGATAAAATAATGGTATACGATGATGAAGGATTCTTATATGAGGAATATTTTGAAGGTAGTACCTTAAATAGAATAAAATTTATATGATATGACACAAGAAAAAACAAACAATATTTTTAAAACAGAACCAAAATTTAAGGTTGGTGATAAGGCGCACAAACCAAAAGGATATAAATTTCCTTGTACAATCGTAGGTGTATTTGAAACAATCGGTGGTGAAATTCGGGTGATAGGTGAAATGGATGAATTTGGATTATTACACATCTTCAACGAAAATCAATTGGAAAGTTATGAACAAATGGTCTAACTATGGTAAGTGGAGACATCCTGAAAAACGTAAAGAACTAATGAAAAATATGGATATAAAAAATAATACCTTGGATAAACAATACCAATCACTCCTACAAGACATCCTTGATAATGGTGTATCAAAAAAAGATAGAACAGGGACTGGTACAATAAGTGTATTTGGTAGACAAATTCGTCATAATATGAAAGATGGTTTTCCATTACTCACAACAAAGAAGATGCCGTTCAGACTTATTGCAACAGAATTACTATGGTTCCTTCGTGGTGATACAAACATCAAATACCTTGTTGATAATGATTGTCATATTTGGGATGGTGATGCTTATAAGAATTATGTAAGTAAAATTGAAGAATACACATCTACATTAAATGTTCCCAATGATATATCGGAATTTCAAGAAATAATGGATTCGGTAGGAAACCAAATAAAAAGTAGTGTATTATCAAAAGAAGAGTTCATCCACAAAATAAAAACCGATAATGAATTTGCAAAGAAGTGGGGTGATTTAGGTCCTGTGTATGGTAAGCAATGGAGAAGTTGGGGTACAGGTGAAAATGTAACAATAGGACATAATGGTCTACATACATTATTAGGTGAAAAAGTAATAGACCAAATCTCAAACCTAATCAACGACATTAAAACAAACCCAGACTCAAGAAGATTAATGGTTTCAGCTTGGAATGTTGGTGAATTGGAACAAATGACACTTCCACCTTGTCATTATGGATTTCAAGTTTATACAAGAGAGTTGAGTTTGGATGAAAGATTAAAACTATGGGATAATAAATTTGGATTTGCAAATGAAGAACAAAAAAATCAATTTGACCCTAATGTTCATTTAGATACTCACGGGGTACCAACAAGAGCAATCTCTTTAATGTTTAATATGCGAAGTACCGACGTAGGATTGGGGTTGAGTTTCAATTTATCATCATACGGATTATTATTGATGATGATTGCTAAACAAGTTAATATGGTTCCTGAAGAATTGATTTACAATGGAGGAGACGTTCATTTATATCTTAATCACATTGAACCAATTAAAGAACAATTAACAAGAGAACCATATGAATTACCAACAGTAAAAATATCTGATAGTGTTGTTAATGACATTTCGGAATATACTTTGGATGATATTATTTTAGAGAATTATCAAAGTCACCCGACAATAAAAATGCCGCTTTCTAATTAATTTTAGGAACACCGTTTAACTTTTTACTTTTTGTAGATATTTATACTAAATGGTAATCCTATGATTGGAATATATAAAATTAAAAACAAATTAAATGATAAGTGTTATTATGGTTCGTCAAAAAATATAGAAAAAAGATGGAAAACACACTTAAATCAATTAAGAAATAAAAAACACATAAACTGTATTCTGCAAAATGCTTGGAATAAATATGGTGAAGATAGTTTTATTTTTGAAATTGTTGAAGAATGTGAATTAAAAAACTTATTTGATACCGAACAAAAATATATAGATACTTGTGGTGATTATAACATTGGGTTGAAAGCCAGTGGCGGTGATAATATAAGTAAAAACCCAAATAAAAATATAATAGTTGAGAATATAAAAAAAGGTTGTAAAATTTGGAGAGATAGTTTATCCGATGAAGAAAGAAAAGAAAAATTTTCGAAACCTTTAGATAGAAATCCAAATTGGAAGGGAGGTAGTTCTTTTATATATTGTGATTGTGGAAAAAGAATTGGTTACGGTCACACTCATTGTCAAAAATGCAGACCAAGAAAAAGTGACAATAACCCATTCTATGGTAAAAAACACACAGAAGAATATAAGAAAAAATCATCAATTAGAATGACAGGTGTTTATAATGGAAAACAAAATATACCTATAATAATTGATGACATTGAATATAGGTCTGCAGGTGAAGCTTCTAAAATACTTAACATCCCAATGGTTACAATAAGATGGAGAGTTTTAAGTAAAAATAAAAAATTTAACAATTATCAAATTAAAACAATATGAACAAAACAATTTATTACTCAATCTTACATTTACTAGCGGGAATTACTTTAGGGTATATTTTATTTTCTTGTGAACCAGAATATAAAAGCAGTGTGATAACTCAGGAACATATCGATTACACTTATACAATAGATTCACTACAGATTAAATTAGATGGTAAAGTTTTAGAGTTACAACAATGTAATGAATATGTTAAATTTTTAGAATCAGATAATATGATGTTAAGAAAAGGTATCATGTTAGAGTATGAGGACTTAAACAAATAAAACCGACGGATATGTGAGTTGGTAGAGTTTATTTAAATATAATCTCTAAACATTTCGTTTATGTATTTTTGAGTAATACCCCAATCTGGATAATCAGGAGTTCTAAAATCTATACATTCATAATCTTGGTCGTAGATTAGTTGTTTCATTAAACTTGAATAACTACCAAAATATTCTAAAAATGAATCTGAATATGTTTGACCTTCATTGTTTTTTAAAAATAAACTGATGTTTCCAACAAAATCCCTAATTTTAATATAATTAATATATTTGGTTACTTTCTTACCATCTGATTTGGTAATTTCTTTTGGTACTTCATCAATTTTACCTTCAAAGTATTCATCTAAACCATCATATACTAATTCATATACTTCATTTTCATATGCAGAATTATAGGCGTTCCAATAAACACTTTGTAATTCTTGACCTAACTCACTTAAATCCTTTTTACATAGTTCATTGATTGCGTCGGAATCTTTAATTAATTCATTTAAGTCTTCAGCTTGAATTTTAAAATAACCTTCAGTTCCTTGTTCTTCTGATAAACTTGAAAAGAAATCAGAATCATAATCCTCTAAAGATAATTCAACATTACCAATTTCTTTAAAAATAACATCGTTTAAATGAATGGTATTTTGTTCATTTAAATCGTCAATAACATCAGATGGTTTTGTATCAACATCAAAATGCCAATCGTAACCTAAACCATCTTCACTAAATACTTGTTTTGCAACATCTTCTGCAGATACATCACTACGGTATGAACCGCAGAAAAAAGAAGCCAACTCATCTCTATCATTACCTAAATATAGATATAACCCATCAGGTCTAATTTTAACATCAGTTAAAAGTTCGCTTGTAATATACTTAATTGTATCTTCGTAGTTATGTTCTAAACCATGTATTAGGTAATTGTTTTTAAACGCTTCAGGAATAGAATCATAATCAAAATTAGATAGTATACCATTATCTTCCAAATAATCAAACACTTCATTACTAATATCATTATATGGAATATTATTTATATCAAGTTCATATAAAAGACCGTATTTGTTTATGAATTTAAAAAAAGTCATTATGTCATTAAAATATGGTTTAATTTCACTTTCAAAATTACCATCATTAAAAACATTCACTAACTCAAATATTTTTTGTTTTTTGTCTGAATCTAAACCTATTTCTTCGGTAACAATTATCATTGATTTTATTCTTAATATTTCTTCTTGTAGGTTCATATTATGTAAATATTTGTTATATTTAAATTAATGTCAAAACTTGAAGAATATATATCAAAATTTATTGAGGATAAATTTAGTTTTCCTTATCTTCATTATAATAAAGTAGAACAGACGTGGACAAATGAGTTCTTTCTGTTTGACATAAAAACATCAACCATGTATGTTAGCGATGAGGTTAAATCAACTCTAAATCAAAAGTTTGGTAAAGAATTTATTGAGAAAATTATGTTGACAGTAGTAAATTCTTGGTTTAGTAAAATGTATAAACTCAAAATTCAAGAAATAGTGTAATTAAATAGTATTTATGATATGGACATTAACCCATATTAATTATTGACCACTTACCGTTAAAGTCTTCAACTAAACAAGTTGAATTCTCACAAAAATCACCTGAATTCATATAGTCTTCAGTTAATTTTGGTTGGTGGATATGCCCACATACTGCAACATCACAATCTTTACTTTTTGTTAATCCTTTGGCATTTTCTTCAAAGTCAGAAACAAAATTGATTGCCCCCTTTACACTTTGTTTGATATGATTTGCTAACGAATAGTAAGGTAGATTAAACTTTCTCCTAATCAAATTATATATTGTATTCAATTTGATTACTAAGTCATAAGATATACCGCCAATTACTGCCAACCATCTCACTTTCATAATGATAAAATCAAGAACATCACCATGAAAACAATAATACTTTCTACCATCAGCCCCAATGTGTATATACTTCCTAACAATTTGAATGTTATTCATAAAGAAAGGTACGAATGGTTTTAGGAAATCATCATGATTACCCCTAATATAAACCACTTTTGTTCCTGTCTCACTTCTTTTCATAAATCTTCGGAATATCTTGGAACATTCTTTTTTCCATTTCCCCCCATTTTTAAGTGCCCATCCATCAATGATGTCACCATTTAAAATTAATATTAAAGACTCATTCTCTTCCAAGAATTTAATAATATTGTCTGTTTGTGATTGTCTTGCTCCAAGATGCAAATCACTCATTATTATTGTTCTCCATGTTTTCATGACCAATAACTTTTACTGTCTTTAAAATATTCTTTATTGTTTTTATTTAGGACTGACCCAATCATTAATTTGGTCATGTACCACAAACCTTTGTTGTGGAATCTTCTTGGTGGTGTATATACAAAAGCATTATGTATTTTAAACATATTCTTTTTTATTTGTTTGGAATAAACATAATCTTCAGCAACTTTAACTTCTTCATCAAACCCGCCAATTTCTTTGAACTTTGATGTCTTTGTTAACATAAATCCACCCAAACAAAATGGTGATATTAACCTTGAGAGTTTTTGTAGTACATCAAAAACCTTATACACATAATTGTAGTCTCCGTTGTCAGTTCTGAACCTAACACTAACCAAATCTAAGTTTTCGTTTTGTATTTTTAAAACAACATTATTTAACAATTCACTGTCCAATAGGAATATATCGGCATCCATGAATAAAACATATGGTGTAGAAACTAATTTAAAACCGTTATTTCTTGCTGTTGCAGGTAATCCACCTTCAATCAAATTTAAGTTGAAATTATCTGTAATCAAATTATATTCTAATCTATTCAATAACGATAATTTAGTCATTCCATCATTTGACGAATCGCACACAACAACTTTAACTCCGTGAATATTTGTTTGATGGTTTAATAAATCTAATGTCTTAGATATAATGTCTTTTTCATTTTTACAAGGAATAACAATTGTTAATAAATCACTTAAATCCATATATTATTCTTTTATAATTAAATACCTCCGATACGTTTTCGTAACTCTGTTGAGCTATATTTGTGTGTTCTTTTATTGAAATAATATTCCATTTCTAAATCACATCCTGTGAATACTTTGTTTTTATATTCATCTCCAAGTATTCTAATGTCAACACTGTTGTTTTGGAGGATGGTCATAAGTTCCATCTCAGTCGAATATGGGATTATCTTATCAACATATTTCACAGCGGACAACTGTGTCCATCTTTCATAGAATGATTGGATTGGCATATTCTTATCAGGTCTGTCTAAAGTTGGGTCAATTTGTAATGCAACAATAAGATAATCACAAACAGATTTGGCCTCTTTTAACATTAAAATATGTCCAGCATGCAACAAATCGCAAGAACTGGCCGTTATTCCTATTTTCATATTTAAATTTTTTACGATTATTATTTTATAAAAATAAGAAATAATTGTTTATTTATCAATTAATTTTGTTTTGATTCCCAAATTTCTTTTAAATATTCATAAAGATTATTACGAACATATTGGATTATCTGATTTCTAAATGTAACTTTTTTGTCTCCCGTTAAATCAAGTTCGTTTGCCATTTCGGTACCAACATAATCAGATATATGTAATCTAAAATGTTCAAAAGGAGTAAATTTAAGTTCTTCATCATTAAAATTATTTTGAATTATTGAATCCAATTTTTTTTTCATGATATATTCTCTTCTTTTCAAATGAATATTATTTTCTTTTAATATTCTAAATCGTAATAATGGTTTACCATTAATTGTAATATCACCCTTATCATTTTTACCAATAGTTTTAACAACAACTTTCTTATTTTTAAACTTACCCCCCATGATTGTATCACCAACATTGATGTCAAGTTTAATCATTTCTAATAATTTTCCGTATTGTTGTTCTACCATATTTTCTGTACAGTTGTCGGATTGATTAAATAAAACCGTTGTTTTAATCCCAATAAAGTTTTTAATATATTTGGCAAGTCTATGTTCATCTTGATTACTATGATAAGTAGGTGTTAAAACTAACACAATATATTCTTCTGATTCAGGTATTTTTACTGCTACAACATCACAAACAGGAACTTCAAAAAAATTTAAAACAAGTTCTTCAATAATTTTACCAAACTGACCACTATCAATAATTGTTTTATTAAATTTTTTAATCGTAGTTTTTAATTGTTCTTCAGTTATAATGTATTTCATTATCAATTGTTTTCCCTACGTTTAATATCAAAATAAAAAATATCAAGGTCTCTACCATTCTCAATTTGTTGTATTACATCTTGTCTTTTGAATAAAGTGTGGTCAGCAATATAATCAATCATTTCGTCATCTGTTATTCCCTCAGGTTTAACAAATTCAGGTATACAACGGGATTCTTTTTCAACAGAACCAATTTCATCAATATTTAACCCCGATTCATTAACCAACTCTTCAAATTTTGGAACCATAACCTCATCATACCATTCTTCAATAACATGAAAAACATATGATTTTTTAACACTGAATATTTCACTAATTTTATTAACAAAATTGTTAGCTACAATTAAATGTCCCGAATCAAACTTACCATCTTCAAAGTAATAAATTGCGGTTATTGAATTAACATTATCAACACACCAATCTTCACTAAGATTCCCAAAATTATTGTTTTTTGTTCTGAAAGTTCTTTTACCTTCTGAAATATAAAGGTTTAGATATTTAATAATCCCATTCTGTAAAACATTGCTACTTCTGTTGAATCTGTTAAATTGTTCTTCTGTGATTATTATTCTCATAACTTATAAATATAAGTATAATAAAAAACCCCCCACATTTCTGTTAGGATTTATCTTTTTATATGACATAAATTGAAAACCTCAAAAAATTTTAGTGGTTTGGTAATTAATTAAAAATGAATATTGTTGTTTTTTTTGTAATATCCATATTTATACTTATCTTTATAAAAATTAAAAATATGACTGAAGAAGAATTAGAGAATTGGCAATCGGTTGATTACCGAATGAGAAACGAAGGAATTGATTATTGTTTTGAGCATTATAGTCGATTCGAAGAAATCAAAGATGAAGAATTCCACAAATTAAGATTAGAGTTTTTATCTAGTATGTTCAAAATACGTGAATACGTTAAAAACACAATAGAAAGTTACGAAGAGGAAGACACAAATATGTTGTAATACTTTTGAGAGAGGGACATCAATGTCCCTCTGTCAAAATTTTATTCTTCTTCGTAAATAACTGGAGAATAATGTGGAAAAATTTTATCAAACTTTTTCATAAATATTCCTGATAAAACATTTGCCATATTTTCAACAGGACCTCCAATATTTTGAACTTTTCCTTTAAGTCCCATCTTTTGATGTTGGAATTCATGAACCCACTCATGTGATACGGTTCTTAAAATGTCTATCATTAATCTTTTATCTGCTAAAACAAATATTTGACTTCCAGGTCTTCTGACCCCTGTGGTCATTTTAATATCTCTACCACCTTTAAATGTAATGTAAACGTTATCTTTAAGGGGTAATTCAGTTTGTAAATATTTTACAAAATCTTTAACAGCTTGAATTTGTTTAGGTTTTGAAAATTTGTTAAGACCTTTAAAGTATACTTTCATAATTATTAAATTTACTCTGAATATTTAACCCAAGAGATTCTTAATAGTAAATACACCAATATATGGGTTTGGTAATTGATAAAATAAAAAAAGGGAGTTAAACTCCCTTTTAATTTACATTGTTTTCACAATAGACTCTGTCATACCTTCCCATTTTTTGATTTGTTTTTTTGGTATCCAAAAAGTCATTTCTCCAATTTCATCAACTCTTTTTAAGTAGTCCTCACGGAAACGAGTAGCTTCTGAAGCGTCTTTGATGTATTCTACTTTCATATGTTTTGCACATGTCTTACCCATACCTGTTAACATTGAAAACTCGTCAGTCAAATCTCTCATACAAGATGTACAAACTTTACCTCTTTTGATTGTCATTTTACCAGAAAACTTAACCGCTTTTGGACTAACACTTAATAATCGAGTGATGTCAATCAATGTAGGATTGAACTCCAATCCGTAAGTTTCTTTTAATTTTTGGCCAATATTACGACCAATAATTAAAGTTTCGCCAGGAGTCCTCCAATTCATCTCAATGGTTCTTTCATTATGTTCTTTTTGAAAGATACCAAGAACAACTTCTTCTTGTTTTGGTGTTAATCTGTTATACTTTTTGATTGTATCTTTCATTTTGATAATGAAAGAGTTTGTTCCTTTGTAATTCTGTACTTTTTCGATTGTGGTGGTTGTAGTTGTCATATGTCGTAGTGGTTTTGTTCATACAAAGATAATCAATATGTTAGTATTGCCAAAACATTTTTAAAATTATTTTAATATTTTTTTTAACCATTCTTCTAATTCAATGGTTTTAATTGGCCCAAACTTTTCAATGTACTTTTCACAATGTAATCCGTACATCTTGTCGTGCCCCAATCTATCCGTCACATATTTGTATTTAGGTGTTTTTCCAATAACTTCCCCAACCTTTGCGATAAGTTGGTTATTTGTAATTCTATAACCGCTCCCTATATTAAACACTTCATTTGTCACATCAGACATTAACAAATTATAAATTGCGACTGAATTGTCATCCGCATGAATCCACTCTCTTACCTGTTCTCCATCACCATAAACTGGAATTGTTTCTCCGTTCTTAACACATTGAATGATTTTTGGTAACATTTTCTCAGGGTGTTGGTTCTCCCCAAAGTTATTACATGTTCTTGTAATAATATACGGTAATCCAAATGTTTTTCCTGCAGCTTCAACAATCATATCAGAACCAATTTTTGAA